TTCTATTGTATGCCCTACTTCTACCCTTATTTTTGATCCAGGTATAGTTGGATGAGGGACTTCCTCATAATCAATCTTTTTTTCAATATTAGCTTTATAACAATTTAAAATTGGAATCCCATTTATCCAAATAGTTCCTTTATTTCCACTGTTATAATTATTTCCACTGGCTTTCTTCCCCAAAATAATGACCTCCTTATTTGCCTTTTAAGGCATTTTAAATTTATTTACCTGTATTTATACCTTAAAAAGCTTTACATAAATATATCCATAAATAAATCTTCCATGATACCTGCAATCTTAATATTTGATTTCATATATACATTTGTAGACACAGTCATTTGCATGATCTTAGTATCACTCCACTTTTCTACAACATCTTGACCATATTTTGGATAATTGGCTAATTTTTGTTTTTCTAGATAGATCTGTATTTGATTATCAAATTCAGGATCTAGAATATAATCTAATGCTAATAATCCTAGATATGCATTAATAGAAGATATTAATAAAATTTGATTATTAAGAATGTTTGGATACCTACCTTTGAAATTATCATTCCATGCATTATAAATATCACAAAAGATCAGATCCATTTTTTCTACAGTATTTATGTGTGTCATTTCTAGAGTTACATCTTGTCCAAGGGTTACTAATGAGTTTACCCCTCTAGCTACTTTTACGACTCCCTCATCATTAAATAGAATAAACTCTCCCTTTGAGATAGGATCATCTAGATCATCAGGTTCTGTTACACTCTCAAATTTAGTTAGTGGTTTTGCTATTGCTGACATAGATAGTTGAAGCCCTGCTAAATAACCTAATAAGAAAGGGATAGCATTATCTCCTGTTACCTCTCCTCTATCGTCTTTAAACTTCACTTTTTCTGTAGTTAAATTAACTATACCCATATCATCTGTTGTAGTTCCTTTATATACAAATGCTTTATATCTTTTTTTGTTATTTTTTCTCTGAGATTTAACCCATGTAATCAAATCATCTTGATTCTGTTGAATACTAGATGCTATTGCTACCCATGAATTTCTAGGGATAGCACCTTTTAATTTTAAAAGAGTAGTGGCTAAATCAGGAGTTACTTTAGCTGTTGTTATTACATATAGTTCTAGTGGAATTCCTTCTAAAGCATCTTTTATAAACAATGCATGACTTGGTTCAAATTTAGCTTCTTCTTCAGCTGTAAAATCTTCAATGGATCTATACTTAACTAAATAATTTTCAGTTGTATCATCAGGTAAGATCAGTACTGCTGTACCTCTTTCACCTCTAGCAACTGCACTCACTCCAAGCCCTTTAAAAATTATTTCTAATTTAGGCATTCCGTTATTTGTTGGACTCATACTCCCTCCTTCTAATTTCGTAACTTACGAAATCAATCAATTTCTAAATTTTCCATTTTTTCATGATTATCTTCTCTGATATAGTATTCATCTAGATTTATATCAAATTGGAATTGTAATATTTTTTTATTTTCATTGAATTTTGCATTTTCTACTTCTACTAAAACTGCTTCTCTATCTTCTGTTTCTGGTAATATTTCAATATAGTTATTTTCTATAAATAACTCCTCAAGTGATTCCTGCATATCTAATAATTCCACTTGATTAATATGTTTATCTTTTGGGAAATAAATTATTCTTACTGTTATATCCCTTGTCTTTGAGGTTTTCATAAAATCATCCACTTTTATATTGTCTAATTCTATAAAAAAAGATGGTCTAGAAAATCCCTCCTCAACATCCTGTGTCTGGACCTCTATTTCTACTGGAAGTTTTCCCAAGTATTTTCCTAGTGCTTCTAATATATTTTCGTATTTTGTCATTATTTACACCTACTTAAAATCCATTTTTCTTGAATATATCATTCTTGAAATTTTCTATATTTGTTTCAAACTCTTCTTTATAGTCCTTTGCAGTATTATCAAATATATATAAACCTTTTTTAAATCCATGAGTTTCCCCATCAGATCCATCTTTTTTATTTTTAGCCTTTATAATGTGACCATTTTCTATTAGATGGGCTACACTACTTGCAGAATACGCATCTACTGATAATCCATCCTCACTATCATAGACATTCCCAGCTTTGATAGACTTAAAGTAATTACCACTATGTGCTTTTACTTTAGATTTTGCATTATTAAGAGTCTTGGTTTTTAATTTATTAGCTTCCTTTTTTAAAAAAACTTTAGCTTCTTTTCCACTAGATAAATCCTCTGAAATCTTTAATAAATCATTAGCAAAATCATCTAAATCACTCATAAATATCTACTCCTCATATAAAAATACATTTAAATCTAAGTATTCATTACTATCATAATTAGGTAAAATATGGCTTATATCATACCTTTGACCTTTATAGATCACCCAATTAGCCTTTGAAATATTAGTTTTTCTTATAAGTATTTTAAAATTAACAGTACTTTTAGTAGTATTAGCCTCCCCACCACTAGAAAACCCATAGATAGGAGTTATTTTTCCCCAAATTTTCTTTAGAAGCACTCCTTTATTTGAGGTACCAAGGTTTGTTTTAACCTTGGCATTTCCCCATATTTCAAGTCTATTATTTAGCCTACTAGCCAAAGATCTCTTATTTTTAGCCATTAAGCTCATCCTCTTCTACCATAGCTTTTAATTTAGTGCATAAACATGAATAAATATTATTAACTTTAAACTCTACATCTCCTGAACTTCTATTTTCATATCTATCAGTTACAATTACACGTTGAGCCATCTTATATGTTTCTTTCTCTCCATATTTTTCAAATGTCGCCCCTGTTGAATTTTCTATCTCTTCTTTACTAAACTTGAGTAGAGATGTGATGAGAGTATCCTCATCATCACCATCTACTCGTAAATACATTTTTATTTCATCTAATTCCATCGTTTAAACCTCCTAGTCTTTAAACTACAGGAGTTACATCAACTTGACCAAGTATTCCAGCAGAAGTATCAAATTTAGAAACATCAAGTCTCATAATTCCTCTGATGTTAGTGAGGTTCTTAGTAAATGCATCTCCACCAATATTAGTTGATAGTAATGACATTTGTTCTCTATCAAATAAAACAATAGTTTCTTTTAATGATCCCATAAATACAGGTGCCATCTTTTTAGCATTAACTGTTTTTGTTTTTAAAATTTTATTAGATAAAACTATAATTGGTCTTCCATTTAGTAACTTTTTAGTAGGATTTTTAGGATCTTTTTCTAAGATATAATTATCATTTTTATCTTTGATTTTATTAAAGAAATTAAATGAATCTTGGTTCATTACAGAGATCCCCATAGCTGATATTGCAGGATCTAAAGTTACATCAAATACATTCTTTACATCATCTAACCCTGTGATAGTTTTCTTAGTCAATGTTTCTATTAATGTTATGATCATTGCATTTTCAGTAGCAGTTGATTTTTTAGCCAACCATCTATTTATATATGCTTTCAAGTTAGCAGTATTGTCTTTTAATAAAGAATTTGGAATAGGTAAAATTCCACCTTTATCCTTTATCGAATAGCTAACTTTTACAGTCTTAGGATTTGAAACACCCTTTATGTCTTCACCTTCAGTCATATCCTCCCATGGTGTATGTTCTGCATCTTTTTCCATGTTTCTAGATCCTGTTTTAGTGGTAACTGTTTCTACTGTTACTAACTCTCTTAGAGAACTAAAAGATCTCTTTAACTCTTTTATTGCTGTCTTTTGATCTACAGGAATTAAGTACCCACCATCTTCTCCAGTATTAGAAGAGAACGAATTTTGAGCATCTAAGATATTTACATCCTCAATACTAGCTTGACCCCTAATCACATTGTAAAAAGAGTTTTCATAAGCAACTTCTTGATCATTTTCTCCTCCAAGACCTTGATTTAATATATTGTTTTCAAGAGGATTCCCGTTATTTGTATTCATCTCAGCATTTTCTGAGGCTTCTATCTCCTCTTGAATATCCAATTTTTTATTCTCTACCACTATTTTATTTTCAATTTCTGTTAGTTCTTCAGCAGTAACCCCATCTTTACTTAATAATTCCTGTGCCGTTACTCTAAGAGCTTGTATTTGAGCTTTAATTAAATCTGATTTTCTCATTTGTTCCTCCCATAATTCTTTTATTTTGATATATATTTTTATTTTTACCTCTCATAATAAAACTTAAACTATTAATAATTTTATTCTAGCTTTAGCAAGTTCTATTTGATTTTTTACCTCAGGATCTACTTCTTGTTTTTCACCTTCATTTACTATCTCAGGAATAACCCCATCTGCCATCATTACATTTTTTAATTTTTCTATAACCTCTGGTGGCAACGTTCCATCGTTGTTTGTATAAGAATTTACAAAATCAATATTTTCATCAAACATATTTCCATCTACAAACCCTAATTTCTTAGCTTTTTCAAGGTTTAACCAAGTTGTTTTATTCATTAATTCTAGTAATTCATCTCTCCCCATCTTGGTCTTGTCCATATAAGCATTGGCGATACTTTCATCAATTGATTGTAGAGCTTCACCAGTACTTCCCATGGTGTTTTTATCTCCTTGAGTTCCAGTGGCAGAATTATGAATCATAATTTGAGCTGGTGGAGACATCAATATTTTATTGCACCCCATAACTGCCACACTAGCAGCACTAGCAGCGACACCCACTATTTTTCCAGTAACATCACCATCATAATCTCGTAAACTTGAATATATCTCTGATCCAGCAAATACAGATCCACCACCAGAGTTTACATAGACCTCTAATTCCTCTCCTTTTTGAGCTTTCATGATAGCTTTGTTTACTAAGTTAGGAGATGTAGCAGGAATATTAAAATAATCATAGTACCTTTGATGAGCATCGTTTATAATAGGACCTTTAATATCTATCCTCATTTATTTACCTCCTTTCTTTTTATATTGTTTTCCTACATCATTTACTCCTATTGCATTACCATTGCCTAAAAGTTTGTTTCCATCTTCCATATACGGTAAATTTAGCTCCTCACGGACTTCATTAGGTGTCATGATAAAATTCATAGCATACTTAGAATAAACCTCTGATTTGGTTTTGTTGTCCATCTTAAACAATATTTTTTCATTAATCATAAGTCTATATCCTTGCTGTAGTTCTTTTTCATGAAATAATTTATACGTTAATTCTTGCTCATATGTATTAAATAAAGGTTGTAATGAATTTACAAAGAAATCTATCTGTTGAGTTTCAGAGTTACTATAACTTGATTTTGTATAATCATTGATAACATTAGGTTTTATTCCAAAAGCCGCTGCAAGTTGTAAGGCTGAATTTTTATTGTTTTCAAAGAATTGAGCATCTGCTAATTTCATGTCAAGAATTTGTGCAGTTGATCCCATAGGAATGGGGATAATACTCCCACTTCCCTTACTTTTAGAAAATTCTTCTATTTTTTTAGCTAGGTTTCCTTCCTTTTTCTTGCTAAGTTCCCCTGTGTAATGTACTACGATTTTTGAACCAAACATATTTGCTTTATATAGCTTATTTAAAAAACCAATTGCATTTTTACCACTATTTATTTGTGTTTTTAAAATTTCTTTTACTGGAATTCCTGCTATTCCATTAAATGAAACACTAGTTTTAAAATGTAAAATCTCATATTGCTCAAATCTATATTCATTTCCAGTACTTCTATCTGTCCACACATACCAAATTGCATTTTTTATACCTATGATTCCCTTATCATCTACCCATATCCTCACATCTTCAGATGGTAGTACCCATAAATGCTTTAATTTACCAGTAGATCTATTCATCTCTATATACACAAAGGCATTACCATAGTGCAATTTATTAAGTTCTACAGTCCCCCATAGGGTTGATGCTGAATAGTATGGATTAGGTCTTACATTTAATATCAAGTCTAAATTAGAATCAAATTTTTTCTCTTTTCCTTTTTTTTCTGTTTTTTGGACTACTTCCCAAGGCATCTTACTTAAAGTTTCTGAAAGATGTTTCATACAAATATAATAAATTGTCTCAGATAACTCTGTGGAGTTTTCTATTTGATTTATATCTATTCCAAGAATATTTGCTAAGCCTGAATCCATCCAATTTCCTATTGGTTGTCCTCGATTTTTAAATAATCGGTTTCTCAATTTATTGAACACTCCCATTTACTCCTCCTACATTTCGTAACTTCCGAAATCACATTTAATTTTAACCATATAATTTATCCAAATATTCATCTTCTAAGTACTTGCTCATATCATTTACAAATTCGTGATACATGGCTAATTTATACCCACAAAGTATTGCATCTATGGGGTCAATTTTTTTCTTAGTTGCATCTTTATCTATTTTTATTAAACCGTTATTTTGCCTTATCACTGTATTTCCCATGGCAAACGTTAATAGTGGATTACGCAAATAATAAACATTTCCACTAAATACCTGCTCTCTAAATCCATTTGTGCTTTCATTCAATGACTTATAGGATTGGTAGACTTCTACACACTCATTACCTTCATTTTCAGCATCTAACATTAATTTAGAACTGTTTGCAGGGTCAAAACATAGAGTTTGGATCTCTAGATTATTTTCCTCACAAAATTTCATAACATAGTTCATAACCTGTGTTTGATCTACAATAGGGGTATTGGTTACTGTAAGATAACCAGCTTCCTCCCATGCATCATATGGGACTTTATCAAGATGTGTTCTTTCTATTAGTTTTTCCCTGTTTGGTATAAACGAATGAGTGAATATTGCGTATTTGGCCACTTCATCTATCATCACTGGTATAACAAAGCTTACACTGGTCAAATCAATCTTAGAGGACATATCAAAGCCTACATAGACCTCTTGATTTTGCCATTCAAAAGGGATCTCTTTAACCTCACAATCTTTCCATTTATCCATATCCATATAGCCCATATCTTTAGCCTGTACCCATTCATTTAAGATCTTAGTCCTAAATGAAATCATCTTTTCAGGAACTTCTACAGCGACTTTATGAGTCATCTTTATTCTTTCCATTCCTTCTTTGTAGCTTGTTCTTATTGGATTGGCTTTTTTCCAGATCCTTTTATCATTAAAATTATTTTTATCTTCTTTATCTATCTCACATATATCTGCAAAATATTCATCATTGATCACTTCTAAATTAGGATTTAAAAGGTTACTCACATAGGTATACTCATTTGTGTAGCATGGATAAGATAGATCTACTCCAGCAGTGGTTATTATCATCATGAGTCCCTCTTTTACATCTGATCCAATAAATAGATCATAAAATTCAGTTGTTTGATGTTGATGGTATTCATCTAGTACTAATACCGCTGGGTTAGTTCCATCCCCTTTCTTTCCATCTTCCTTTGATAGTGCCTTTAAAAAACTTCCACTTTTTGTATGTGTGATAATATTATTAGTCAGTTTAAATTTAGGAGCTAGTAAACTTCCCCTAAGCATTAATTTAGCCTCATTAAATATTATTTTGGATTGATCCCTTTTAGTACCAGCACAATAAGTTTCATAGACTTCATTGTTTTTAGTAGCTTGTACTGACATTTCATATAACATACTTCCAGCTTGCATTTGAGATTTAGCATTTTTACGTCCTACTTCTACAAATCCAATTTTAAATCTTTTCTTTCCAGTTTCTTTATGTCTCCAGCCATATAGCTGACACATGATAAATTTTTGCCAAGTTGTAAGGTGGATTGGTTGTCCTGCCAATATCCCTTTGGAATGTTTTAAATAAGCAAACCATTTAACTATCTTTTCTGCTTCCTCTTCATCCCAATAATATTCCCAATCTTTTTCAAGATCATCTAGGAATCTTTGACAAGCCTGTTTATGTTTTTTTCCTGAGATATAATCTTCATATTCTGAGACATATACATCACCAATACAGTTATGTGCATACTTTATAAGCTCTTCTTTAGTGGTCATATCTATTCCCCCATCTTATATCCCTCCAAACTCCTCCTCTACTTTTTGGTCTTCTGTATTTATCTTATTAGATCCTAAATTCAATCTACTTTCAGAGGTCAATCCTAATAATGCTGAATATTTTTTTATTTCATCAGAATATTTAATCTCCAGTGATACTAGTGGATTATGCTCACGTCCTACCATAACTCCCTGTTTAGTCAGATTTCCACTTATCTTCTTGTATCTAATAAAAGCATTACAATATAGTCCTAAGTTGTTATAGTCTAAATTACTGATCATTGATTTTTTTCCAAATTGTTTAACTAGTCTAACCCACTCTTTTTTTGCTTCTTCATTTACTAACCACTTTGGAGGATCTTCTAGCTGATCTCTTCCCACATAGACCACTTCTTCTTCTAGCTTTCTTTTATTTATTTCAGATTTTGTATTATGTCTTGTTTGTGCTTCTACAATTTTTTTAGGTGGCATTTTTCCCAACTCCTTTTTTTGAAAAAATTTCAAATCTTGCGATTATCTCCCATTGGGAATTTTGCGTGAGAAATTCTAAAGCTGCGATGATGGGCTATAAGTGATAAACTTTATTGATACCCCCTACCTTTCCCTGTTGTTCCATGTTTTTATTATCTTTAATAACTCAGCTTGTGTACCTCTCTTATCTGTCTTGTATAGTTGATGTATCTCTCTATGGGCTTCATCACTCATAGGTATCAAGTTATCAATGTCTAAAGATCTATTCATATCATCCTTTATCTCAACGATATGATGAACTACTGTTCCTCTGACAACTCTCTTATGTTTTACATAGCTCCAAAGACATAAGCCATCGAACCTATTGATAGCAACTAACCTTAACTTTCTCCATGCTTTAGATTCATAGAAACTATTGTGTGCTCTTTGATGAGTGGTGTAATAACTATCAGCTTCTTTTTTTGCCTTAGCTTTACACTTGTTAGGGCATTTCTCCTCATATGGATATTTAGTTTTACACTTGTCACAAAACTTCATTAATGCCATAGTAACTACTCCTCATCTAGATATAATAAACTGGTTTTCTTCTTTAATTTATAATCAATTATTTTCCCTTTTAGTTCTACTTTCTTATGTTCTGTCTCTGTCTTTATCCTCTCTATATCAGCCTTATCTTTACCCACATAGATATTGGATACTTTATTTCTTAAGTCTAATAATTTATCTACTGAGTCTAATTTACTTACTATTAGAGGCGGTAATTTATTTTTATTTCTTGTAATAGCTTCTTCTATCCTTTGCTCTAACACTGAGTTAGCATTACAAGTAGCGGTGTCTAGGCTCATTCCTTTATCAGTATAAAAGTCTACTAAGGTCATGTATTCATCATTGGTCATTCCTATATTTTGGCTTCTTGAATATTTCTTTAGTTCTTCTTCCCTTTGGATCTTCATTAATCCAGATATATGATCTAGTTCCTCTGTGGCTTCTTGGTTATGAACCTTTAACAACATGGTTTTATGTTCTTCTGTCTCACTTATAAAATCTTCATAAGATATTCTTTTCCTAAACCCTTTTATCCATGGATCACCATTTTTGGTTGATACTTGTTTTCTACTTTTTATAGTTGCTAGAGGAATTTTATATAGGATAGCTAGATCTTTTAAATTTTCTCCATACTCATATTTTGCTCTTATTTCAAATTCAATCTCTTTTGTAAATATAGCCATCTAATCACCTCCTAATTATTTTTATAAAATGCTCCTAAAATAGATGAAAAAAGTATCTGATTTCTAAAAGGATGAAAACTGCGTAATTATCTTAAAAGGAATTATAAGAGATTTATTCTGTTATCATTCCCACATCTCCCCTTTATTTTTACTGTATTAGATCAACGTTTTAGATGCCGACCTATTGTCGATTAGGTCGCAAAAAAAATTACTCTAAATTTAAGATTTTTAAAAAGCTTTTAAGCCTCTTAAAATGGTTAATATCTCCATACTTATCATTAACTTGTTTTATATATCTATGCCTACTTTTACTATCTATTTCTTCTTGAACTATCTCTAATAAAAATGAATAATCAAATATCCAAGATTTCTTTTTGAGAAATTCAAATACTCCTCTTTCTTCTCTATATTTTTTTGGAATAGGTTCATTATTTTCAATGTATTTCTTTCTAATTTCTCTCTTTGTTTTTTCAGTTCTTCTAAAATTAATAAATTCTTTACGTAAATTTTTTTTAATCACATTCTCAATGAATCTTAAAGGTTTTATTTTCACTTCTGGTATTAAAGCTCTAATAAGTATTTCATCTAATACCCAATCATTTTCTACTAAGTCATTTAAACTATTAGATAGTTTTAAACCTTTAAAACTTCCTAATTTAACCACTATATCTCTATAATAATCTCTTCCTGCTGTTACTTCTGCTCTGGTTAGTTCCATATCTAGTTTTATTTTTTTTGTCCTAAAAAATTCAAAAGTTTTATCATAAAATTTTATCTCTTTACCTGTGATGGTCTTTTTTGAATTTAAAGTTGAATTAATATATAAACTTCTTTCTTCCCTTATTTTCCGTGGGATATTTTCATCTTGGAAAGAGTATAATCCTATTGATTTTTTTAAATTAGTTCTCCCAATAACTAAAAAAACTTCTTCTAATGACTTAAATGGATAATCTATAGTTTTATTTATCTCCAATGTTTTCACTTTAGCTTTTTCAAGATCTATTTCTACTCCTGACCTATTAAGAGTTTCTTTTAAAACTTCAACAGCCTGTTTTAATTCATTCCCTCTCACATTGTAAAGATTATGATTTTCTAAAATTGTATTAGGGTTGAAATCTAAATCAGCTAAAATATATAATTCATTATTTGCCTTTAAATGTGTAGAGTATCTAAGAGTAAATAGTTTTTCTTTAACCTCAATTAATTCTGAAATTTCTGTATTTGTATCAAGAACTTTTTTTTCTAATTCGTCTAGATTTTTAATATTAAAATTATTTAGAACTACCCTATCTATCCCAATTTTATTTAACCTTGTAGTATCTACATTAATATTTCTCACCTCCTAGATAATAAATTTTGAACTTATATATTCATAAAGGCATTACAACAATCATTTTTTTTAGGAGGTTGACTAGACCATGCTGTAATACCTATAAAAATATATAAAAACCCATATTGGGTTATCGAGTTCCCACCATCTCAATTTTTAAATAGTTTCCCAAAATAACTAATGAACTATTTCCCTAAAAAATAAAAAGCCCTGAATAGTATTTCTACTATCCAGGACTTCTTGAGTCTCTACTTTTATATTTAATTTTTTACTGTCCCCTCTACTTTTCTTCCACAGAGTATACACTTAAACTCATATTTGCCATGAGATATTTTTGCTTGTGTTCTGCCTTGGATCTTAATATTTGTACCTTCAGTTATTGCAAGAAGTTTATTACATTTTTTACACCTAACCTCTTTTATTTCTTTACCCACTAATACCACCTCAATTTTTCCCCAAACAATCCCACTTAGCTTCTCTTTCTTCATTATTTTGATATCTTTTAGCTATTTCTAAATACTCTTTTTCTAAGTAATCTTTTATGTAGTTATTCTTTTGTTTTATTTTATCTTTTAAAAATTTAGGCAGCTCCACCCAACTTTTTAAAGCTTTTTGTAATAAGATCCTTTTCTCTGTTTTATTAACCAATTTTTCTCCAGTAGCTATTAATTTTTTTCTTTCTTTTTCTAATATTTTCTCTAACTCTTTCTTTTGTCCCCTATCTAATAAATTCATCATTTTTCATCACACTTTTCTATACAAAATTTATGTGTGACTAAAACTTCATTTTTTGTTCTAGGGCATATAACGATAGTCTGAAAGTATTTTTTTCTATTGCCGAACTTACAGTTTTTACAATCCATAACTTATCATCTCCTTGATAAACTACTTAGTTAAACTTACCAAAAGGGGGGCTGATAAGTTTAGCTCAGGAGTTTATCCTTTAAATTAATCTTTTATCCTTTCGATTTCTTTATCTAGTTCGCTATCTATAAGATTTTCAAAATCACTTCTATTTTTGTATTTAGAATATTTTACTTTTAACTCTTCTTTGATTTCATTTATTTTTTCTTTTCCTAATTTTTCTTTCATAGCCTCTATTTTCCCTTTTCTAGTTAATTTTTTAGGTTTTTCTGCTACTTCTGGTATTAGATGATCTTTATCTTTTAAGATAGCTACAAGGATAGCAGGGTTCATCAATTTACCTTTTAATTTCATAAATTTAATTACTTTTTCAACTTCTTCCAAAGATCCATTAGAATATTTTCTTATATTCTTTATTGTATTTAGATTTAGGTTTTTAATATTTGATGATTCCAAAATTTCTTTTAATTTTTTATCAAATTTAGAATTATCTTGATCTAATTCTTCTGAGCTGTTATGATCTTTTTTCTCTTGTTTATTTACCTTATCTTTTTTTACTATTTCAACTTTTGGTTCTTTTTGCTTTTCTTCTTCTTTTTTAGTTTCTTTAACACTTATTTCTATTACATCTGCTAAAGAGTTAGTTAATACATAATGATTTCTATATCTTTGTTTAGGGTTGGTTCTTTCACTGGCAGGGATTAAATATTTTTCTACTTGGATAAGACCTCTTAGTTTTAATTCTTTTAATGCTTTATCTGTCCTAGACTCTCCCCATCCTAAAAGATGATTTATTGTAGTTTTTTTAGGTGTTGCCTTACTCCCATTGAAGCTATGTGATGCTAAAAATGCATATAAAAGTTTAGCATTACTGCTGAGATCTTTATCACACATAATTTTTTTAGGAATCATCCCAAATCCATTTTCGTATACTGTCCCTTTAAATTGCTCTACTGTAAACATAAGCTACTCCTTTCAGCAGAGAAGTCTCGAGGTTCTCCACTATTTTATTTTTTATAAATTTATTATTTCAAATCCGAGGTCAAGTGTCTGACCTCTTGAGAACCCCGAGTTTCAAATAATAAATCACTTATACAAAATTGTATAGTTAGTTAATAAAAAAAATCATTGATTTTAATTCCAGTTACTTCTGAAATTATTTTAATCTGATTACCATTAAAAGTTATATTCCCTTTTTTTAGGTTTTTTAAATGATGATAGAAGTTTTGCTTAGTAATTCCTAGACTATTGTAAATTTTTGTATATTTAATTTTTTTATCATTTTTAATTTTTTCTAATTTGTAATATCCATTCATAGTAAGCACCTCTTGAAACGATTATACTCAATTGTATAATTAAAGTCAAATTAAATTTTTTAAAATAAAAAAGCAGTAGCAATTTTTTCTATTACTACTACTTTTTTTATTAAATATGTTTTTTATTAAATATGTTTACTATTATTACCCCCCTTAGTTTGAAGGTATTCAAACAGAATACCCTCAATCAGAAGGCATTCAATTTGAACCCCCTCAAAACAGAAGGGTTCAAAAAAGCTTGAATTTATTGAGGGTAAAAGATTTTTTATTTTATAAAACATCTATTTTATTTTCTATATTTATTTCTAAATTAACAGGGTTATATTCTTCTATTTCTAATTCGTTTGTCAATGCTAAATTTAATTCATCATTCTTAGACTTTATTGTAATAAAAACACAATAATCTAAAAATAAATCTTCTTTAGGAGTGATGTTTTCAATATAATTGTTATATTCTGGTGTCAATGTTAAATACCATTTTTTATTCTTAATCACTGCATTTTTTTTTGCATTTTGCAGAGTAGAAAGGTTAACAGAATATTTTTTTAAAGGAGAATATTTACCATTTTTTCTTAGTGCTTCTTCTGTATTAGATTTAACTATTCTTTTTGAAAAATTATTTTCTAACAATAAATTTATGGGATTTTTCGTTCCTATTGCATATTTAGCTCTTGGATTTGTTAGAGTTCTATCTCTTTTTTCACTATAGGTACCAAAAGCAACTTTTAGATCAGTTTGAGAATATTCTAACCCTTGATTTTTTATTAATATAGGATCAACTATAGAAGTTAAAATAATCTCTCCTGATAGTTCTCCTAATTCATCAATTAATTCTTCTGGGAAAGGGATATCTAAACTTCCTATACTTTCTCCTTTAGGGATACTTCCGTTAAAAATCATTGTTATCTCATTATCAGCATCGTGTAATATTTCATCTATTTTAGGTGGAACCCCATGACCATATTTGAATCTAATATTTTCTTCTTCTTCCATCATTTCTTCTAAATATGAAGACTTATGGACTAATAATCCTTTGATAAACATAGGGCTAAAGGGTTCCTTGATTTTTTTTGCTAAATGAGCTGCTATTGCAGATATTTGAGGTGTAGAAAAACTTGTCCCAGCATTTTGAATTTCTTCTCCATTAGTATCTATGACTACGATCCCAGCAGCATTTTTAGTTTTTTTGCAAACACTTCCTCCGTAATAAACTAAATCAGGTTTAACTGTATTATATGGTCCAGGACCAACTTTACTAAAAGAAGATACTTTATTTTTTACTGCTGTATTTATAGTTGTATGGTTAATTGATCCAACTGTCAAGGCTCTTAAACTTTCTGCCCCACAATTAATTGAACTATTTAAATGATTAGTACAGTTTCCTGATGATTTTACAAATAATACATTATATTTTTTTTGTAAAAAATCTAAGTTCATGGCAAAAGAAGAAAACTTATCTTTAGAAATCTTAGTTTTGGAACCCAAAGAGAGGTTCCATATCTGAGCTTTATTGCTATATTTTTTTAAAGAATTTTCTAAATTAATTAGAATTTCAGCTTCACTAGTAATTTTTTCTATCATCGCAACACAACTAATAATTTGACATCCTTCTACTCCGAGATTCAAGCTGTTTAATTGCTCACCAAAACATACTAAGCTACTTACTTGTGTTCCATGATTATCATTTATGTCGTCTAATATATATGGCGAATATTGTCTTTTACACCAATTTTTTATAACATCTTGGTTTACTCCAGAATCAAAAACTCCAACTAATGGATATTCTTTAGTTGGATCTATTTCAGGAACAGAAGGAACATCAAAAAAATCTATTTTAAAATCATCTCCAAAATCAAAGGTAAGCATTTCTTCTACTGATTCAACAAAGGGCATTTTTTCTAATTCACTAAAAAAATCTATATCCTGATCATTAATTGCTTCATATATAATTTCATTATTAGGATATTTAATTTTTTTTATATGAACATTTTCTAATTTTTCAAATAACAGTCTTTCCTCTCTTTCATTGAGTTTTTCATCATGAAAATCTACTAATTTAATTTTTAATTTTTGTATATTCATTAAATTTTTATCTATTTCCATTTTATATGTTTTGATATCATCTATTGCAGCGACAATAGTTTCTTTATTTTTAGATTTAGCTAGCCTATTTGATATAGTATCAGTATTTTTAGCATCTATTGAATAAAGAAGTCTATTATCGCCTTTTAAAGCGACTATCTTACTTAGATCTTTATCTATGAATATTTCATTAATACTATCTCTATAACTTTTGGCTTTAGCTCTTGGGTTGATAATGGCTTCTACTATAATTGGAAATTCTTCGTACTCTAAACTTCTTTTCTTTACTTCATCTTTTAGAATTCCTGTGTTTTTTATTAAAAATTCAAATTTTTCGTCAGTATAATTTTCTTGTATCCATTTAGGAATATCATCGTTTCCTCCGCCTTCTATTCCTCTAAAATCTTTTTCTTTTCTAAATGTAACCTTTTTAATTAAGTTTTTCTTCCCCATGATTACTCCTTTTTAATTCATTATCGATTTGTCTTAAAGAAATATTTAAATGGCTAGCAATATCACTTCTACTTACTTTTCTATAATTAAGAAAGTGAATTAACGATTCTTGGCCTCTTTGGTAATTAAAATGATAAAATTCATTTAAAATATCAGAATAAGATATAGATTCTTTTCCTGCTAGTAAACAATTTCTTATTGTAGAAACAACTATTTTTTTTATTTCTGAAGGACTTTCTTTAAAAATTAGTTTTTCAAAAACTAATTTTTTAGATGGTGTTATTTTAAAAGAAAAATTAAACTTTTCAAGCTCTTTAGTAAAAATTTTATATTTTGTTTCAACAGAGATTATATCAGTATTAATAATAGTACTAAACCTTCTCCAAATAGCAGGATCTAGTAATTTTTCGTGATTAGTTGCTGCTAATAAAATATTATTTTTAGTAAATAAATCAATATTTTGTAATAAACTATTTACAACTCTTTTTAATTCTCCTAATTCTTTGGAGTCATCTCTTAATTTTGCAATAGCATCAAACTCATCAAGAAATAATATACATGGTTTACTATTCGCATATTCAAAAACTTTTCTAATATTTTTGGCTGTATTTCCTAATAAAGATGAAATAACTGCATCTAATTTTACTGTAACTAGAGGTAAGTTTATTTTTTTAGCTATTAAATGAGCTATTGCTGTTTTTCCAGTTCCTGGTTGACCATGTAATAACAAAGAATAAGGAAGATCTAAATTATGTCTTTTTAGTTCTTCTTTTTTTTCTATTCCTAAAATAAAATTATCTATTTGCTGTTTTTGATAGGTTTCTAATATTAAACCTTTGTGATAGTTTGAATCTATAGTCACTTCTACCATTTCTAAACTACTGTCTTTATCTTTAGGCTTAGTCATAAATGAATCAAAATGCACTGGATGAATTGAGTTGTTGTTTAATATTCTATTTATTTCTTTAGAAAATTTTAAATCTTCATCTGCTATATTTTCAGATAATAATTTACTATAATTTTTTACTCTAATATGATCTTTTTTTAGTCCTGCTTCAATTATTTTTAATATTTCTGTCTTCATTGCTTTCCTCCGAAATTATAACGTTTTTCAATATAATTATATCATTTTCAGAGAAAAAAATACAGTTTTTTAAAAAATTATAACGTTTTTCGAGATAAAGTATTAAGAAGGCCTAAAGAATAGTTTTGCCTGATAAAGCTATTTAATTCATTAAATAAATCTTCTTTTGAATTTATAGTAGCTGTATAATTTTTATCTTCAAGAGAACTATTAAATATTATTGGATAACCTCCTAAATAATAATATTCAATATAAAGCATATTAACTCTATAATTTCTTAAATGTGGAGCACTAACATAATAATTTATTCTAGCATCATATTTAGAAACTTCGGGAGTTTCTAACAGAATAACTTCTTCATAAAATTCTAATTTTTTAAATACTCCTTTTAAATGAAAAGATAATTTTTTCAAAATTTCTTTAATTTCTTTTTCTATATCTTCTTTGACTTTAAGGTCTTTTAAGTTGATTTCATCAAATGTCATTGTTTTTTCCATATTTCCACCTCTCTTAATTAAAAACTATACTTATAGGCATATGATCGCTAATCTTAGGCTTATATCCTTTATCTAGTAAATGATTAGTTTCTAATTCTACTATTTTAAAATTTTTTTTATCAAATAAACTCACAAGACTTTTTGTCATAATAACCTGATCTAAAAGGTGCCAAGATCTCCCAAACCAATGACTCCCTAGAGTAATCTGATCAAAATTTCCTAATAAATGATAACTAGGGTTGTAGTATAGATTTCTTTCTCTACCTTGATTTGTTATAATGCTACTTCCTAAAGCACAATTAGAAACTTTAAATGACATTAAATCTTCAAATTCATGAGGATTTAAATTAAAATCACCTATAAATATAATGTCTTCTGTATTCCTATCTTTTTTTAAAGTGTCTAATTTTTGTTCTAACATATCAAATATACTATTAATAGACTCTACTTGACCTGGTGAGACTTTACTTGGCAAGTGAACAGGAACTATAAGAAAATTTCTGATTTCATCATTTAAGAAAATCTCAATTTCTTTTATCATATATCTCTTATCTTCTTCTACATCAAAACTTTCAAATAATTTATATTTAAAAAAATATCTTAATTCTTTAGACTGTCCTTTTACTTTGATTTCAACTTTATTAAGCTCTTTAAATTCAAATTTTACTGGGAGAACTATTTGTTCACCTTCTGCTAGAATTAATATATCAGGGTCTTCCTGATTTATTAATTCTTCTATATGAATACTTAAATCTTTACTCTGAGTATTCCAAAATAAAATTTTAATAATACTCCTCCTTCTTTCGCAATTATATTTTCTTATTAAGTTATATACCTAATGATTAAAAACTCCTACTTTTTTTCCTACGATATAAAATTCATCGGATTCATTTATTATGATAGGATCATAATCTTTGTTATCACTGGATAATATTATATCTCCACGATCTGTTTTTTTATATCTTTTTAATAAGCCTTCATCATTTAAAATGAATGCTCCAACTTCTCCATTTTCAGGCATTACTTCTTTTTTTATAAGAACTGTATCACCGTTTTTGATATCAGGGTGCATAGAATTACCATCTACCTTAATACCTATTACATCTCCCCTAAATCCATTTGTTTGTGGGAGAGGCATATGTCCAATGATACCACTTTTGCAACTTCCAAAACCTGCCGAAATAGAATCATAAATAGGAATCTGTTTAAATTCAGTAATTGGATTATTTAAATCTATATTCCCTACTTTTATTTTTCTCATTTTTTCAGGTATTTTTTCATTTTCAACCATTGCTATTATTTCTTGCTGTTCTTCTGTTGGAATTGAAAATTCATTGAAAAATTTCTCTAAAAATTTATAAGAGGGTAACCTTTTCCCTGTTTTATAGTGACTTATGGATGACAAAGAGACTTTCATTACTGTAGAAATATAGTCTAATGTATATTCATTTTTTATCATAAATTCATTCAAATATTCTTTGAATTTTATTTCCATAATAGATACTCCTTTTTAGTTAATAATTTATTATATATTATTTTTATACAAAAAAGTAAAATAAGACTTGACTTTAGTTATACAAAGTTGTAAAGTTTATTAAAGAAGTTTTACAAAAATGTATAATCGATTAAAAAATAACATTATTATTTAAAATAAAATTTAATAAAAAGGGGGGGCATTATGGTAAGGCCAGTATCAGCACTATCACTAGAATTAGAAAGAAGTATGAATATGCAAGTAAGGGTAGAAACATTTGAAGAACACCTAAGACATGGAGAGATTATTGACCAGTTGGATGATGAGAGGCGAATTAAGAGTTTTAATTTAGATAAATGGAATGAAGATATGCAAAAATCATTTGCTAAAACAAGGAAGAGTATTTTAAAACTGGATGATCTTACAGAGATTAAAGAGGCTTTAAAGGAGTTGGATAAAAAAGTAAATAGTTTTAATAAAACCTACTCTAAAAAAATAAAGCAGATCAGAGCCCTTGAACTTGAATATGAAAAATTAGATGATGAACTCAGGACTTGGTTAATAAACTATGCAACAAAGTGTAGGGGAAAACTCAGGGAGGAAAACTCAGGTATTGAGAAAAAGATGATAGAAGAGAATATTTTAAAACGATTTCTGTAGGCAGTAGGAGGGTGATAGTGGATATTAAAATAAAAGGAAAAATAAAAGATTGGGACACTTTTTACAGGAATATTATTCCACAACTAAAGTCATTGACCTTTAGAGGTAAAACAGTAACTACAATAGATAAAATAGAGAGTGAAGCAATAGATGCTTTCTTACTCAATGAAGAAGTAGAATGGAGTTATTAGGAGGGTATAAAATGAAAAAACAAAAATTAAGACCAAATCATCAAGAGATTATAGCTATGAGTTTAGAGGATTTAAACTTTATATTAAAAAGCCAATATGTGTTGACAAATAGGCAGACCAAACAAATTAAATCAGAAATTAAGAGAAAAAGAAGAATAACAGGGCAGAAGGTGATTGTCTAATGGCTAAAGTAATTTTATTTAAAAACAATAAAGGAGGGGTAGGGAAGTCATTATTATGCTTCTGGACTGCCCACATCCTTTCTACATTATCAAAAACAAGTGATGATAAGAAAAATAAAGTACTAATCCTTACATCTGATTCACAAAATAATATCATGCAGATGGCAGGAACTAAATCAGGCTATGGTGATGGACTTCAAGGATATATTGATGGTAGAGGTTCAGATCTAATAAGATTAAGAGAAGGACTATTTTATGTTCCTTTGACATCTACTGGAATAAAAAGAACCTTTGAAACCAGGTTCCACGATGTAATAGAGGTTTTCAAAAAACAATATGACTATATCCTTATAGATGGATCACCAGTATTAAAGTTAGATAATATCTTTCTGGAAGTCAGTGACAAAGTAGTTATACCTACTTTCCTTGATAATGTAACTACTAAGGGAATGATCAATCTTATCAAAGAGGTAGGAGTGGATAGAGTGGCTATGATTGTTCCTAACAGAGTTGGAAAAAGTAAGATGGAACGAGAACATCTAAATAAATTAAAAAAGAGTCTGAGTGGTGTAGGAGCAACGATTACTAATCCAATTTATCAGACTACAAAAATTATGCAGCTTACAGAAAAATCAAAAACAATTATGGAAACTAAAAGTAAACAATATTATGAGATAAAACAAATATTTGCAAAAATTGTAAAGGCTGTGATGTAGATGGATGTGTTTGAGGAACTGCAATTAGCAGTAAAAAAAGAAATATATGTTTCAGAATTTGATTTCGGAAGTTGCGAAATTGAAAAAGCAGACATTGAATTCATAAAAAACAGTGAGCAGAAATTAAGAAAGAGGTTTATGGGAATATCTGAATCTCTCTATGATATATGTATAACTCTTAATCAGATCTCTTTAAAATTTAAAAAATCTGGTGATTTTATGAAGTGGTATGAAGCTAATGGATTGACTAAAGATAATATTTCAGAGTTCAATAAAAGGTTTATTTTGTTCCAAGAGTTCAGAGATAAAAAAGACTTCATTGCATCCCTTTCTAACCAATCGGTTAAATTTTTAACTCATAAAGATGTGACCGCAGATGCCAGGGAAAAAATAATAGAAGGTGGAATAAAAAAAGCTGAAACTATTAAAGAGCTTTTAACTCCTATAAAGGATCAGATAGTAATTGAGTTTAAAGAGAAAACTAAAAGTTATGTGAACTATAAAAAGTTAGAGAAAATGAAAACTAGGATCACCAAAGTAGAAGATGGGAATGAATTAAATTCTTTAAAAGCAGATTTAGAAGCCTTAGAGATCCATTTGAAGGAAATGAAAAAAGCTGTTAAGGATAAAGAAAAGGAATGGGAAAATAAAAATAATTTGAAATTGGTGCAGGGGTAGCTATTAAATACAAAATTTAATAGTAATGGTAGGCTTTAGGAGGTTGATTAGATTGGAAAATGAGATGTTATTAAAAGATATTGGACATATGTTGGAGGAACGATTAAAACAAGTATATCCAGATAGATTGTTATCATTTAAGGAAGTTAGAGAAAGGTTAAAAATTCAAGATTCTAAATTGAGAGAAATGTTAGATACATCTATTAAAGGTTTAGGTTGCTTAAAAGTTAGTGAATATACATTAAATACGTTTATTAAAAGGAAGGAGGGGAATAGTGCATATAAAAAAAGATCAAATTAGAGGTACTTGGTATTTTGTTTTAGATGCTCCCAAAGAAAATGGTAAGAGAAAACAAATTAGGAGAACAGGTTTTAAAACCAAAAGAGCAGCAGAACAGAAATATAGACAATTTAAGCAAGAAATTGAGGAGTCAGGAACTTTTAAAATAGTTTCTGACATTTCTTTTAATGATTATTTAGATTATTTTATAAAAAATTATATGGAAGTAAATTTGAAAGAATCTACCGTTCAAAACAAATTATTTTTAATTGAAAAGCATATACGACCAGTATTAAAAAATTATAAATTAAGAGAGATCACTCCTGCTATAATTAATGAAATAATAAATAATAAAGTAAAAGAAGGGTATAAAAAGAAGTATATTTCTAGTATATTTACTTATATTAAATTAATATTTAGATATTCTGTCTTTCCCAGTGAATTTTTAAAGAAAAATCCTGCCGAACATCTAAAAATGCCAAAAATAGAGGATGTTAGCAATGCAGAAAAAAGTATCACTATGGATAATTTAAATAAATTAATAAAATTGTGGAAAAACACAAAATTTAATATTGTTTATACTATCGGTCTACATACTGGAATGAGATTAGGAGAGATAATAGCTCTTGAATGGGATAATATAGACTTAAATAAAGGGGTAATAACGGTAAATAAAAATGCGGTTACTCTAGGAAGTGAAGTGAAGTTATCTTCTCCAAAAACTCAAAGTTCAATACGAACTATTAATATAGGAAAGACTCTTATTTTAGAATTAAAAAAATGGAGAGTTGGACAGATAGAGCAAAAATTTAAAAGAGGAAAATTTTATATTCAATCAAACTTTGTATGTACTTATAGTGACGGTAGATGGATAAAGCCTAATTCAATAAAATCTAATGGAACAGCTTTAAAAAAGAAATATGGTATAAAATTTAATTTTCATATGTTAAGGCATACTCATGCTACTATGTTGATTGAAAATGGTGCAAATATGAAGGATGTACAAGAAAGATTAGGACATTATAAGTATTCTACCACTATGGACACCTATGCACATGTGACTAAAAAAATGAGTGATGAAACCATAGAAATTTTTGAAAAAGTAATTAATCAAAACTAAATGTGATTGAAATGTGATTATTTTATAATTTTATTAATAAAAATGATGTTTAACCCCTAATTTTATTAAGGTTATAAAAAATAATCATTACAGAGTGGGAATAGAGTTACACCTATAAAAACCATTGAAAACAAAGGGATTGAAGAGGTTTTATTTTTAAATGCTCCTAAAATGCTCCTAAATTATATAATATAAAAAAAGTCTACCAATAAAGGTAGACTTTTTTTACTTAGAAAAGAATAATTCTATTATAGAATTAGCCCTCTTAAAAATCTTAAATTGAAATAGTTTGGTTTTATGATGAATCGG